TTACGAATAAGGGCCGCTTTACGCTCAGGTGAATAGCTCGACATTTCAGCTCTCTTTGACGCCCCCGATCTATCGTTTTGATAAATCAGCTGAGGCGACAACTAGCCTGACACCGGGGGGCTACTGAACCCCATCAATCTATAACGCCTCCCTCATGCCACAGACACTGGCGGCATGAAGAAAAAAGCCCCCACTCAGACCACCGCCTTCGCCGCCTGTACCTTTGAGATACAGGCCGAGGGAACGGCTATTCAGCTTTTCCCGGCCGGTGCCTTCAAGGCACGCGACGGCCGCCCCAAAGACGTTGCCGCTGGGCACTGGTATATCGACGCTCTGGTGGCCGCCCGGCTTATCAGCTTGTTGCAGGCCCGCGTGACCGACCTGGTCATCGACTACGAACACCAGACCCTGAACAGTGCCGAGAACGGCAAGCCTGCTCCGGCCGCTGGTTGGTTCAAAGGTGCCGCTCTGGAGTGGCGCGAAGGCCAAGGCTTGTTCGCCACCCAGGTGGGTTGGACAGAGTCGGCTGCTGGCTTTATCGCCGCCAAGGAATACCGCTACCTCAGCCCCGTATTCAGCTACGACCGCAACAGCGGAGCCGTGCTCGATCTGCTGCACGTCGGCCTCACCAATTACCCCGCACTCGACGGCATGGACTCCCTGCCGGCGCTAGCGGCTGCGCGTTTTCAACTGGCCGACCCGGCCGCCCTTTCCGCAGAGGAGAACCAAAGTGTGAATAAAGACGCACTGATCGCAATGCTTGGCCTGTCCGCAGATGCCAGCGAAGAAGACATCCAGACCGCCCTGACTGCCCTCAAGGGTGACGCGGGCAAAGTCCAGGAACTGCAAACGGCCTTGGCCGCTGCCAAAACTCAGCAGGCAGACCCAGCCAAGTTCGTACCGGTGGCCGTGGTTGAAGAGCTGAAAAAGGACATCGCCGCGCTCAAAGCCAATCAAGTTGATGGCGAAGTTGAAACCCTGGTGAAAGCCGGCCTTGCCGATGGCCGTCTGTTGCCTGCACAGGAAGCGTGGGCACGTGACCTGGGTAAGAGCAACACCGCCGCGCTCAAAACCTACCTGGAACAAACCCCGGCCATTGCTGCGCTCAAGGGTCAGCAGACCTTGGATCGTTTGCCCGCAAGCCAAAACCATGGCCTTACCGATGTGGAGCTGCAAGCCGCCGCGCTTACCGGCCTCACCCCCGAAGCCTACGCCAACGCAAAAGGAGCCTAACTCATGGCCGTTGTTACTTCCGCTCTGCTGGTCGCGTTGCGTACCAGCTTTATGGCGAATTTTCAGGCAGCCCTGCAAGTTGCGCCGAGCGAGTTTAAAAAGCTCGCCACCGTCGTGCCGTCCAGCTCAGCCAGTAATACCTATGGCTGGCTTGGCCAGTTCCCGCAGCTGCGTGAATGGATTGGCGACCGCGTCGTCAAGGACATGGCCGCCCAGGGCTACCAGATCAGCAACAAGCTGTTCGAGTCCACCGTAGGGGTCAAACGTACCGACATAGAGGACGACAACGTGGGCATCTACAGCCCGTTGTTTTCCGAGATGGGCCGCGCTGCCGGCAGCCACCCGGACGAAATGATCTTTGCGCTGCTCAAGGTAGGCCACAGCTCCTTGTGCTTTGACGGCCAGAATTTCTTCGACACCGACCACCCGGTTTACCCGAATGTGGACGGCACCGGAGCCGCCGTCACTGTTGCCAACAGCTTTGCCCCCGGCGCTAGCCCTGGCCCAGCGTGGTACCTGCTGGATACCAGCCGCGCGCTCAAGCCGTTGATCTACCAGGAACGTACCAAGCCTGAGTTCACCAGCATGACCAAGCTCGATGATGAGCAGGTGTTTACCGCTGATGAGTTCCGCTATGGCGTGCGCGCCCGTAACAACGCTGGCTTTGGCTTCTGGCAGATGGCCGTGCGCTCGACCAAGGCGCTGGATGCGGCGAGCTTTCAAGAGGCCTACGACGCCATGCGCGCCTTTAAGGCAGACGGCGGCCGCCCGCTCAACCTCAAGCCCACCCTGTTGGTAGTGCCTACCAATCTGCGCGCAGCAGCTCAGGCAGTGGTCGGCGTAGAGCGCATGGCTGGCGGGGCGACCAACCCGAACTTCAACTTGGCCGAGATCCTCGATACCGGCTGGTTGAACTGACCTTATCCCGGCCACGGATGGCCGATTTTGCAGGAGATTTGACACATGGCAGTTAAGAAAAACACTGCGGCGGGTGTTGCTGACACGGCCAAAACCGAAGGGCGTGAGGTTGAAGGCATTTACGTTCGCGCTGTTGCTGAGCGCCGTTGCCGCGCCGGCTTTTGCTTTGACCGTGAAGGCCAAGGCTTTGCTGAAGGCGTGCTGAGTGACGCGCAGATCGCTGAGCTGGATGCAGACCCATTGCTCAAGCTTGAGCGCGGCACCTTCACTGACAACGCCGCCAGCGCGGAGTAGCGGGCCATGGAACACGCCAAGGCCCACCTGCAGATCGCTGCAGAAATCGCCGAACACAACGCGCCCATCAGCGAAGCCGAAGGCAACCACGCCCAGGCCGAGCTGCAGCAAGCCGTTGCCCATGACTGCCGCGAGGCCATTGCCGAGCTAGAGGAAGAAGCCTGATGTACGCCAGCGCCGCTCAACTGCTCAGCCGCTACAGCGCCGATGAAATCGCCCAGCGCGCCGAGGACAACATACCGCCATTGGTTTATGGCGAGCTGCTGACCAAGGCCGCTGCAGGTGATGACTTGTCCGCTTACAGCGCTGAGGAACAAGCAGCCGCTGCTGCGGCGCTGGCCAAGGTTAACCGCAAGCTGCAGGACGCCGACCAGACCAACAACAGCTACCTCGGCGGGCGCTACCAGCTGCCGCTGAGTAATGCGCCTGAGGTGCTGGAGCGTATTGCTGGTCCGTTGGCCCGTTACTTCCTCTACGACGATACCGCGACCGAGCAGATCGCCAACCTCTACAAGGACTCCATCAAGTTCCTGGAGAGCGTAGCGCTCGGCAAGGTACAGCTCGGCCCGGCCGACAGCGGCGCAGTTGCGCAGCCGTCTGCAGGCGCTGAGATGGTCAGCGATAGCCTGGTATTCAGCCGCCGCAACAGCGGGGACTTTATCTAATGGCTGTCAGCCTGCGTATCGAGTCCAACCTGCCGCTGGTGCAGCGCCTGTTTAAGGCCATGCAGCAGATGGGCGCTAACCCCCAACCGCTGCTCCAGGACATTGCCTTTCTGGGCGAGAGCAGCACTCGCCAGCGCTTCAGTACCCAGGCCGGCCCGGATGGCCGGCGCTGGAAGCCAAGCCTGCGCGTACAGCTTAACGGTGGCAAAACCCTGACCAAGGACGGCCACCTGGGCGACTCCATCACCAGCCGCGCCGACAAGAGCGCTGCCGAGTGGGGCACCAACCGCATCTATGCCGCCATCCACCAGTTTGGCGGCGTGATCAAAGCTAAAGCTGGCGGCTACCTGCGCTTTGCCATTCCCGGCTTTGGCTACGCCAGCAAGCGCCAGGTCACCATCGACGCACGGCCTTACTTGGGCATGTCTGCCGAAGATGAGCAGGACGTTCTCGCCCTGGTCAGCGACCACATCAGCAACTTGGTGCGCCGCAATGCGCCTGGGAGGGCCTGATGCTCGGTGACCTGGAGAACGAACTGATCGCACTGATCAAGGAAAGTCCGTTAGGCAAACGGTTAAAACCCGTCGACAGCCTGCCGGACACCCCAGACAAGGACGTTATCAAACGTTGGGGCGTGGACGCTCCAGCGGCCTACTTGGTCGCCATGGACGGCTCTATTACCCAAGCCATCGCCACCCCGCAGTTTGTGGTGGTGTTGGTAGCCCGTAACGCCCGCAGCCACCAGGCAGCGCGGCAAGGCGACGGTAAAACCATCGGCCTGTACGAAATGATGGAAGCCTGCATCGGCGAGCTACACGGTGGCCAAACCGACAACGCCAGCTGGCAGGTCACCCGTTACCAGTTCCAGCAGGAGGCTGAGCTGCGCAACCAAGGCTTATGCGCCGCCCTGGTACTGGTGCAGGCCGATGTAGACCCGCCCCAAAAAGACGGCATGAACCTGGGCGAGTTTCTGGAGTTCCACGCCGACTTCGATATTGACCCGCTCACCCCAGGCGAACACCAGCGCTGGTTGGATGAAAACCACGACGCGCCAGAACCTGACCTGCAATCCCACATCAACCCGCAGCAGCTTGAGTAACAGGAGCCGACATGAGCAAAACCGTTTATCTGGTGCCCGAAGACGGGCTCCTGGTGCGCCACCCACAAGGCGGCTACCTCAAGCCCGAGGGCGACCACGTTGTCCTGGACACCTACTGGCGTCGCCGCCTAGCGGACAAGTCCGTGCGCGACGCCAAGCCCCCGAAACCAGCAGCCGCCAAGTCTGTTGCTACCAAACCAGCGGACGCCCAGGAGTAACCCATGGCCGAGAACGTCAGCTTTAACGAAATCCCGGACAACATTCGGGTACCAGGTATCTACCTGGAAATTGACCCGAGCAAGGCCGCTGGTGGCGGTGCCGTCATGGAGCGCCGTTTGCTCCTGGTCGGTCAGCGCATGGCCGCTGGTACCGTGGCCGCGCTTACTCCTGTGCGTCTGGGCAGCCAAGCGGCTGACCAAGCAGCCAACGCGTTTGGCCAAGGCAGCATGCTACACGGCATGGCTGCTGCAGCGCGCAAGGCTAATGACTATGTCGATGTTTGGGCCATTGGCCTGGACGATGACGAAGCGGGCCAAGCGGCCACTGGCAAAGTCACGTTGACCGGTGCGCCTACAGCGAGCGGCACGCTAAATCTGTATATCGGTGGCACTCAGGTGCGTATCGGCGTCGTCGCTGGCGATGCCGTCAGCGCGCTGGCAACGCGCCTGGTCGCGGCCATTAACGCCACCGCTGGCTTGCCCGTAACCGCCACCGCATTGTCGGGCGAAGTAACCCTGGCCGTTCGCTGGGCTGGTGAAACCGGCAATGACCTGGACATGCGCCTGAACTACTACGGCGAGCAAACCCCAGCGGGTTTGACCGTGGCCATTACTGCCATGGCTGGCGGCTCGGCCAACCCAACTGTCCAAGACGCCTTGGACGCCATCGCTGGGCAGCAGTACTACAGCATCGTGTGCCCCTTCCTGGACGGCCCAAACCTGCTGGCCCTAGAAGAGGAAATGAAGGCGCGCTTTGGCCCGATGGACACGATGACGGGTCACGTATTCAACGCCAAGGTGGGCAACCACGCGCAGCTCACCACCTGGGGCAACTCGCGCAATTCACCGCATGTCAGCACCCTTGGCCTGTTTGATGTACCCACAGCGCCATGGGTTGTTGCTGCTACTTGGGCAACGGTTGCCGAGTTCAGCGGTGCCAATGATCCCGCTAGACCATTTCGCAGCTTGGCTCTGCCGGGCGTACTGCCGCCGCCAGAGAAAAGCCGATTCATGCGGCCTGAGCGCAACTTGGCGCTGTACGACGGCATCAGCACCTTCACCGTCGACCAGGGCGGCCAAGTGTTGATTGAAACCATCATCACCAACTACCAAAGCAACAGCTTTGGCCTGCCGGACATCAGCCTGCTGCGCTTGGAAACCAAGTGGACGGTTGACCTGGAGCGTTTCCGCTTTAACGCCGCCGTGGCCCGCGACTACCCACGCCACAAGCTGGGCGACGTTGCGGTACCGGGTCAGGCGTATGCCACCCCAACCACCGTGCGCGCCACGCTGATTGCCGAGGCCATCAAGTTAGCCACCGAAGACGGTTTGATCGAAGACATCGATGGCTTCAAGCGCGACCTGTTGATCAAGCGTTCCACCCAAAACCCAAACCGCATGAACGCCGTGCTGACGCCGAACCTGGTCAACCAGTTCGACATCTTCGCCGGTGCCATCCAGTACCGCCTGTAAGGAGGCCTTATGAAGCATCACGGCCGCGCCACCATTTCGTACAACGGCAAGCGCCTGCGCGCCAAGCAGGGCGCAAGCCTCAACCTGGGCGGTACCGGGCGCACCCCGGAGCCGCTGGACGATGGCTCCGTTGGCTACGTCGAGGCCACGGTGGCCCCGGAACTGACCTGCACCATCCCACTGACTAAAGACCTCGCAGTTGAAGAGCTGCAGAACCTGGTCGACGCCAACATCGTGTTTGAAAGCGACACCGGCAAATCTTGGGTTATCCGCGAAGCCTTCACCGTCGACACCATCAGCATCGGTACCGAAGTCTCCCTCAAATTCAGCGGCCAGCCGGCCGTATTGCTCTAAGGACGCACCATGAAACAGATACTGGTAGTCGGCTCGCTGCCCTTCGGCCTGAGCATTGAAGGCGTTATCTACAAGAACTTTGAAATGCGCGAGGCACTGCTCGCCGACATGATCGAGGCTGAGGCCGAGGCCGGCAGTGTGCATAACAGCATCCACTACAACGCCCAAATGGCCGCGTTGCAGTTGGTCAAAGTGAGCGCCGAAGACGGCACCGAATACAAAGGCCCGTTCGTGGTGAGCATGATCAAGAAGCGCGCCGACTTTATTGCCCTGCGTAATAAGCAGATCGAGCTGGACGCCTTGGGAAACGTCGAGCAGAGCGGCTCCGAAACTACTGGGACGCCATCCAGCTAGTCGCTCTAAAGCATCACTGGTCGCGCGCGGAGATCCTCGCGCTGCCAGAGCGCGAACTCAACCACTACCTGGGCAACCTGACTAAGAAAAATGAGTAACGACCTGAACCTCGCCTTGCGCCTCACGGCCGACGCTTCCCGCCTTCTTGGTGGGCTGGCGAAGGGCGAAGGTGGCCTGCGCAAATTTGGCGGTGCTGCCAAGCGTGAGATGGACGCACTCAGGAACGCGGCCAGCTCGGTTGAGGGCAAGCTGGCGCAACTTGGTTTGGGTATTTCAGCGTTAGCGGCTGGCGTGCAGTCGGCCGGGCTGGATAAGGACTTAAAGCAGCTGCAACTGACTGCCGGCGCAACGGCTGGCGAAGCCGCACGCCTGCGTAAAGAGCTGCTCGGTGCGCAGATTGCCACCGGGCAAGGCGCGGATGAACTCAAAGCCGGCGTTGATTCGCTGATCGCGGGCGGCCTGAGCATGGCCGAGGCCACCGCAACCGTCGCGCCTATGTCGGAAACCCTGGCCGTTGCAAAGACCAACGCCGATGCACTGGCCAAGGCCATGGGCGTGGCCGGGAAGATGTTCAACATCGACCTCAGCCAAACCGAAGAAGCCCGCCTGCTCCTGGACAAGATGGTCGTTGCAGGCCGGGCCGGTAATGCCGAACTGGAAAACCTGCCCGACGTATTTGCGCGGGTTGGCCCAGCAGCAAAAAGCGCGAATCTCAACCTGGATCAGACTCTGGCCCTGGTCGAGACCCTTTCCCTTTACGAGCCGAACGCCGAGCGCCTGGCTACCCAAGTCGACAGCACCCTGCGCGTGTTCAACAACGCCAGCTATATGAAGGAAGCGGCTAAGGCCGCCAAGGTTCAGTTCTTCGACGCCGAAGGCAATCGCCGCAACGCCTTAGAAATCATTGCTGACATCAAGCGTGTTTACGACACCCTGGGCACTGACAAAGAGCGCGCCGGTTTTATCAATAAAGCCTTCGGTAAGGCCGACCAAGATACCCGTAAGGGCATGCAGAACTTGCTCGATGACAAGGCTCTGAACAGCCTGGGCAGCATTCTGGGCGACCTGCAGGGGGCTGGCGGCACCATTGCTCGCGACCTACCAGAGGCCATCGGCAACGCCGTCGACCAAACCGGACGGCTGAAAGGTGCACTGCGCGAGGCCGCTGACGGCTTCGCCCAGCCCATCAATAACGCCCTGAGCGAAGCCATTAAGTTTGGCCTGGACAAGGAAAACGGCGGCCTTGGCCTGAGCGGCGGCGAGATCATGGTAGGCGGTGCCCTTGGCGCAGCTGGCCTGTTTGGTGCTGCACGCTACGGCGGCAAGGCCATCAAAGGCCTGGCCGGCAAGTTCGGCAGCACTGCTGCAGGCGTAGCAACAGGTAAGGCCCTGGAAGAAGTTGCAGGCGTTCAGCCGGTGTTCGTCGTCAACATGAGCGACGGCATGGGCGGAACACTTGGCGCAGCCGACAAGCTGGCTGGCGCTGCAGGCGAGGTACTCAGCCCCAAAACATTCAGCAAGCTGAAAACCACCATCGGCCTGCTTGGCAGTACGTCATTGTCGGCCTTGCCGATGTACGGGGCCGGCGCAATGGCTACCGCTGGCGCGGCGGTCACCGCTGCAGGCGCGGCCGGTTATGGCGTCGGCACCTTGCTCAATGACTACCTAATTGAAGGTACGGCCGTAGGTGACGCAATCGGCTCGGCCATTGCTCACGCTTTGTCGCCTTTCAGCGAAGAAGCCCGCGCCGCCATTGCCGCCAATAACGCGGCCGAGATTGGCGGCACCATATCGGTTCACGTCACCAGCGATGGCCAGGCGAAAGTCACCCAGGTGCGCAGCGATAGCAATGTAGACCTTGCCGTTTACACCGGCCGCACCGGGGCGGGACGTTAATGGGCTGGCGTGATGATTATCGGCCGGGCGCATTCCGTGGCGTGCCGTTCCACCTAAAGAGCAGCACCCGCACGGGCGGCCGCCGTACCGTGCTCGATGAGTACCCGCTGCGCGACACCCCCAGCACCCAAGACATGGGCCGTAAGGCGCGCCAGTTCAACCTGACAATGACGCTCATCGGCCAGGACTACATGGTCCAGCGCGACCGCTTAATTGAAGCCCTTGAGACCTACGGCCCCGGCACCCTGATGCACCCGTTCTACGGCGAGATGTACGTGGCCGTGCTGGGCGACTACAGCATTGAGGAAAGCACCGAGCAAGGCGGCGTGGCCCGCATCAGCCAGAACTTTGTCGAGAGCGGCGAAAAGCCCCGCCCAGATAACCAGCCCCTGGCCGGCGCACTGGTCAATGAAACCGCCGACCAAGTGCAAGGCGAAGCCCTAGAAGAGTTCACCGAAGAATGGAGCATCCTCGGCCAAGCCGGCTTTGTGGCCGATGAGGCCATGACCATGCTCGGTGAAGCATCAGGCATGGTTGGCGATGCCTATGCCAGTGCCGAAGGGCTGGCCAATAGCGCTATCAGTAAGGTGCAAGGCTTAACCAGTGACGTTCTCAATGCGGGCGGCCTGCTTAATGGCGCTGGCTCTTTCAATACCCTGTTTGGCCGCGTAACGGGCAGCTTCCAGCAGCTGCTTCTATCGCCCGGCAACCTTGGCCTCAGCTTGCTTAGCATGGTGCGCGGCATGACCACCGGCCTTAGCCCGTTTGGCGCATTCAAGGCCATGACTGCCTTATTCAATGCTGGCAGCAAAGCCAAAGCGGTTAGCGGTTAGCGGTTAGCGGTT